CATTTATATACAAATCATCTCTTTCTGCATGGTTTGGAACAAATGCCAGGTCGGTAATATTCTTTATGTTTCCTCTTGTAAATCCTGCAGGAGAAATATAAGGATTAGTATTATCTGCTTGGGCACAAATTCCAGCAACATCACCATTCATTGGAACCCAGCAATTCAGTTGCCGATGTTTGTCATATCTCCATTTATAATTTCCATCCATAACAGCATAACTTGTACTTGGTAATGCATTTCTTCTAGCAACTATATTTGTTACTTCAGATCCTTCTTTATTAACACAATCTGCTTCTTCAGGAGAAATAAATACAAGACAATCTTTTCTGGTCTCTGCTATTTCATTGATCAGATATGTACATAAGGTATTTGATGCTTCTCCTGAAATTATTAAAGAAACATCTATTTTTGCGGGGTCTTTAAAATAACTATATGCAGTAATTTCATCTGAATCTGAAGAGCTAAATCCATCAACTCCTCCTGAAAAACTAGCAGTCATAATTCCATTTGCACCCGAGTCACTAAAAGATCCAGCAAAACTGGCTGAAGTATTACCTTGATCAAGAGTAGCTCCCCAATCATAAGTAATTTTGTTAGATCCAGCATCAAGAGGAGCATCTCCCATTGCATCATGATCTGTCCATCTTATATAATCGGAATCATTATTTATTACGTCTTTATAATAAAGTGCATCACCTGCTATTCCTGTTATTGTATTTGCTACAGAAACGTGTGGATATTGATTAATATGTGTCTTATTCGCAACTAATCTTGCTCCTCTTTTATCCTTTGATCCTTTAATCTCTCCATCTTCATCTACTAATACAACATGAATTTCATCTCCGCAATTGCTTGCACCAGTGATCTGATATGCTTTTGGACTGGTAAGTGGAGCTTTTCCAAAAGAGCCACGAAATTCCCATTCTCTTGACCATCCCCCTTCTGTAACTACTGCTTGATCTAATTTAGTTTCAACAGTCAATGATATTGAATTAGCAATAGCTGTTACTCTTCTTCTATGCGCCTCCGCACCAGCCTGTGCCGCTGGGATTGTAAGAATGTCTCCTACATGTAATTGTCGAGTAAAGTTAGTATTCGTTCCCGTAACGGTTGTATTTCCTGCTAAAACAGCAATAGTGCCAAGCATATTGGCGGCTGGCTCTTCAAAAGCTGATCTTTTTTTCCTTGTAAAATAGACGGTCCCACTAATTGCAGTAGTACCCCCAAGTCCTGTAGTTTCTAGTCCACCTGTACCCTGTGCAACTGTAATTACAGTATTAGAAGTAATTGAAGTTACTACTCCAGTATTAGAACCATGAACAATTGCATCTCCAATTCTTAATTCTGTATCAGCTAATGAACTGACTCCTGTAACTGTTGTTGAACTTGCATCAGCGGTCCATGTACCCGTAAGAGTAAGATCAGTAGAACTTGCTTCAGTAACAACACCACCATTCACCTGTGTAGAGCATCTATCTGCAACACAAACAGACATTTTCATTGAATTGCCAAGTACTCCTGGATGTTTTGCTGTAAAACTTGTTCCTGAAGTTGTTGTTGACATGTATGTATTTTCATATTCTTTATTATTACGAATTAAAATTGCAGAACCACCGGTTACTGCATTTTTTGCAAGTGTCGTATTAGCCGCTCTAACAACTCTTAATTTATTTGAATAACTTAAAAAATTTGCGGCGCTCCAAAATGTTTTATATGTATTACCGTTTGGTTTCCCAAATACAGTAACCAACTCATCTTCTGTAGTAATTAATGTTGGTTGCTCTAAAGGCCCCCATGTTAAATTACCTGCTATAGCACCATCCGAAATAGAAGGAATGGGTACTCTAGTAGTTAAATCAATTTCTGCTACAGCTACTCCTGGACTAACTTGAAAGGCCATATTAACTCTCCCTAAAATATTTTAATAAAATTGCTCTCAATATATTTATATTTTAGCTGATTTTAGAAACGTTTTTATTTATTGTAATATAAATAATAAGATGAAGAAGGCCATTGAAAGATTTGAAAAGAAAATTTTAAGAACAAATGATTGTTGGTTCTGGACTGCAAGTAAAACAAAACAGGGGTATGGAATGTTTTCATATGATGGAAAATCAATTCCAGCTCATAGATTTGCATATATTGCTTATAAAGGACCTATTGAGCAAAATAAAATAGTTCATCAATCATGTAATAATACATACTGTGTAAAACCAGAACACTTATATTTAACTACAAAAAGTGAAACGAGAAACAGATTCTATGAATTAAGAATTAATCCTGAAATGATATTTAATGAATCTGTGAGATATTTGGAAAAATTAAAAAAATTGAGACCAGATTTAAAGCATGATATAAATGAATTAATAGATCAAATAAAAGATCCTAAAAATATTTATCGTATTAATGTAAATAATCAGTAGAATATTTTGTATCTACTACCCATTTTTCACCGCCCATATCAACAGTTTCTGGTTCATAAGAATTTAGGCCATCATTTATAAATCCAAAAGGAATCAATTGTGACTCTGCTTCATCTAATTGCTCTTTAAACATTTTTTCACGTAAATCCATATCTGTAACTTCTGTAAAATATTTTTGATTCACCAACCAACCAAACAAAATTAAAGTCATCATCAGGTCATCATGATATCCTTCATCTGCTTCGTAACTAGATCCTTTGGCAATAAATGTTGTCATTTCAGTAATAGTATCAAGATCCCAAATAAGTAATTTATCTCCTTCTATCAAATCTTTAACACTAGAACACCCTTTTCTTTTAACTTCTTTTGTGGTTCTAATTCCTAGTTGTGAACTTTTTCCAAATCCCCCACCCAAAGTTTGACCGGATCTCCCCATAACACTTGTCTGAAAAATATTAGGATATTCTAAATCATAATGTAAAATATCTGCTACTTGACCGCCGATATCATTTATTTCAACCAAAACATATGCATGATTATAATATTTGCCTACATTATCAACAACATTTGGCAATAACATGGGAGAAATATTTGGATCTCTATATTTTGCAACTTGTTGGTATGGAAACTGAGTAACATCAATTATTGAAAATGCAGAATAATCTTGGCCTCTTCCTCTTGCTACATCAACTATACAAACATATGAGTGCTTAGGATCTGGTTCAACATATACATCTAGGAAATCTTTCTTTATGATAGGTGGTTTATAAGGCATTGTCCTTAATTTTGAAGGAGAAATTAATGTATTTTGTGAACCAATAAAATCACATTCATATTCTTGAGCAAATTGCAATTCACTCGTATTTTTTATCGTTTCTTTTTTCCATGCATCATCTCTTCCAGGGGTTTGGGACCAATGAACTTCAATGGGAATATAATTACTTCTTTTCTCTTCAGCATCAATCCACATCTTATAAAACATGTTCAATCCTTTTGGAGTTGAAACAATAAAAACTTTAGTAGTTTTACCAGAAGAAATTGTAGGATATACTGAAGTAAAAAAATCTTCTGCTAACTTAGGAGGATCAATGTGTGCAAACTCATCCATAAAGATAATATTAAAAGACGATCCACGAACTGCAGAAGAAGAAGTTGAAGCGGATATAACTTTACTGCCGTTTTCTAATTCAATATTACCCCTATTCCAAACAACTACACCTTGTTGCAACCATTTTGGTAAATGCTCATAAGCCGTTTTTAATCTTTGAAGAATCTCTCTTGAAGTAGAACCCTTATTTGCTAATATAGCAATATTAGATTGTGGATTAAAAAGAGCAAAATGTAATAAGTAAGCAACAATCGTTGTTGATTTTCCAGTTTGTCTAGGCATTTTACAAATAACAAAACGATTATTATGCATTGTCTCAACCATTTCTTCCTGATAATCATAAAGATCGAAAGGCATTAAACCGTGATCAACATGAATAATTTGCATATATGTTCTTGCAAAATGTACAGGATCCTTAGAACATCTAAGAAATTCTTCTATAGTTTCTTTATCATATTCTAATGATTGATATGCCCCTTTAAGAAGAGGATTTCCTGCGTAAGTATCTTGTGGCATTATTTCAACTCGTAATTTACTAAACCCTGTTTTGCAGTAAAATCCATAGCGCCTGACATGGATCCTAATATTTTTAATGTAGCAGATTTAGGAGAAACCATTTTTATATCAATAATACCTTTTCTCCATTTAGATTTACTTAAATTTGCTTGATAAAAATCTTTACCCCCGATTATATCACTAACGTATTTTTTTGATAAGGGATCATTATTTAAATTGCTCGCTACAGAATAGTTAAAAAAAGAAGTAATTGTAAAAGGATAATTGTTTTTTATTGTTTCTATAACTTTTTCTCTTCCATCAAAAGTTTTTTTCTTTTCAAAATAATCTTCTATTGCTCCTATCACATTATCAATTTCTTGATTTTCTTTTGAAGTAAGATACTGATTCATTGCAACCTTTCGAATACTCTCATAAACAGAATGATTTACGTTATTTACGATTGATTTTGATAGTTTTAATACTGATCTTAATCCAACTTCAAATGTTATATTCTTTGAAAATTTAAATCTATTTGTTCCTACTTGTTTTGGTGTATAACCCATTTTAGATGCAACCATACACATTTTTTTAAAAAAACAATTTTTATAAGTAGAATGCTTTTTCATTCCATAGGGAAGGACATTTAACATAAATGAAGCGGCGGCTCCTTTATCATATTTACTTGATACACTAACAGTAGTCGTATCAAATATCAAACTACTATCAACAAGTTTAAATGCGGGATCAGTTGGAATAACAAAAGATTTTAAATTTATACCAAACATATCAGAAGGAGTACATGTGTCTGATAGTTGATTTTTGAATGCTAATATTCCTATCAAAATTTCACCAAAATATACACCAAGTTCATCAATATGACTATCATCGATGCCATTTAAATCAATTTCAGATAAATCTTCTTTATCTAAATAAGATTTTAT